AGGTGACGATGGAAGACCTCCGCATCACGCCGGCAAGCACCGCATCCAGCGTTATCTCCGGAAGCGCCTTGCCGTGCTTGCCGGTGACGGCGCCAGGCTGGGTTTCGGCGAGCGGATAGTCGGCACGCGTAAGGGTCACTATTGCGCTCCCGTCAGGACGACGTCGACCTCTTCGGGAGCCGCGCCGGCCTCGGTCAGCCCGGTTTCGATGGCGTAGATGAGGGCGACGCGCGCATGATAGCGCGACCCCATGGCCTCGCCTCGCTGCGGCACCACGATGGGCTCCGGCATTTCGCCCAGCGCATAGGCCGCCGCATTGGCACCGAGAGCGCGATAGTGCTCGAGCCTGGTGATCGGGGCATTGGAAAACAGTTCCAGATTGTTGTGCGGCTGTCGGTCACGCTGATGGATGACGGCCGTGCCCTTGGCCTGGATGCCGATGCCGATGCCGCTGCCGGCAAGCCGGGCGGCGGACAGGCCAAGGAAGGAAGTATCAGCCGTATGGCGGAAGCGGACGACGCGCGCCTTAAGCCCGCGCGCGCGGATCGCATCCAGCATGGCGCCAAGCACTTCGGACAGCCGATGTCCGGCCGTCGTCCGGTAGAGCTTCAAGCCGAAGGCCGGGCTGATGCCGATGACCAAATCGTCGGTCGCCGACCCGTTGGCTGCCGGCCCAAGGTTGCGATAGCGGACGCGCCTTGCCTCGTCCTTCTCGTGCAGGGCCTCCGAGCGCAGCACTTCTTTCTGATCCAGCACATCGCGGATGTCGTTGAGCTGCAGGCGCCGTTCTTCGGACACGCGATAGCCGGAGCCGGGGCCGAGATAGTCGTTCGGGTCGTTGACCGCGCTGACGATCCGCCCATTGCGGATCATGGCCGAGGTCTGGAGATAGTCGCCGGAAAGGCGCAGCTTCACCACGTTCAGGAGGTTCTCGGCCTCTTCTCGGAAACCGCGGTTGGCCAGCGCCTTGACCGCGTCGATCACGGTGATGCCGCGCTCCTTGATGGCCTCGCTGATGAAGCTCACGTCGCGCGGCATCAGGCTGCGCGTGTCGTCGGAACCGGAGGCATAAACCACGCTGGTCTTCATGTCCTCGGTCGGTGTCGACAGGCCGAGCTCCTCGAACACCGCGGCGATCGCCGCCACCGCCCGCTCGCGCAACTCGATCGCGCGGGACTCGGGCAGCGGCGTCAACCCGCCATCGGCCTCGAAATCCCGCTGAAGCACCATATAGTCTTCCAGCTCCTCGCCGTTGATCAGCGAAGGGTTGAACGAATTGTCGTATTTCAGGATCGATCCCATCCCGGAGCAGATCAGGTCTGAGCCGGCAATCAGGTAGGGAAGGATCTTGGCGCCGACACGAATTTCCGATTCGGTGGAGCGCGCATCATTGCCTGATGCGCATTCGAGATCGAGCCAGACGGCGATGAGGTTCTCAGCCATCAACTCGCGGACCCCGCCAGGTATGGTGGCGGTCAAGGGCGCGCCGTCAATGCCGCCATTTTGTGTGCCCTGCACGCCCATGCCGCGCTGCAGGCAGAGGCAGCGCGCCTCCAAGTAAAGCAGCGATTTTGCTTCATGGAAGCCCATCAGCAATTCGGAGCCGGCACCCGACGTACAGCGCATCTTGACGCCGCGCGAGGCATAGGCAGCGGCGAGAAATGCCTTGGACCACGGCGTGTCGTCGCCATCGGTGAACGACTTTTCAGTGCCGTAGACGGAAACGGTTTCGGCATAGGACGTGAAGCCGGCCATGGCGATGCGCAGTTCCTCCGCCTCCTCGCTGGAGCATTGGAACAGCGTTCCCCAGCGGCCGACGGCGCCGCCCACCGCACACGCCACCGCGTTGGACCAGGCGTTGCGCGACACGCGCATCGTAGTCTCGATCTCGTCGAAGCCGAAGGCGACGGCGGTTGCGGCGTCCGCGGCGAGCTGGAGCGGGTCGTCCTTGCCGTTGGTGACATGCGCCTGGTTGCCTGGAGTCTTGCGTGCTCGCATCTTTGAGTAGGCGAAGGCGATCTCCAGCGCGTTGAGCTGCGACACGACCTCAGCGAGTTTCGCAGGCGTCATGCCGTGGGCGAGCCGCACGAGCTTTTCGCGCGGAACGTTCATGTCGACCAGCCAGCGCGCAATGGTCGCTGACTCCAGGGCCATTGCTTCCGGCGCCACCTCCGGGTCGATGTGATGGCGGGCGATGAAGCGGTCGATCATGTCGTAGTCGTGCTCGAGCACCCCATCGAGGGACACGACGCGCCCGCCGTTGATGCCGATGCCGGGTTTGGGATCGGCCGGGCTGGAGAAGGCGGAGAAGCCATTGGCAGGGTCTTCCGCCGCGAACTTGTCCAGCCGCAACGGCCGCTCGTCCCAGTCGGCGAAGCGCTTCCAGCGGTTCAGTTTCGGCGTCATGCGTGCATTCCTCGACCCAACGGAAAGACTATTGAATGCCCGATCGTCACACAATGGCCTGCATCGAATCTCGCCGAAGGGCCTGCCCTGGCTGCCATCACAACCGGAACCTTGGAGATAGGCGCGGCGCTTACGGAAATGAGTAACCGCCGGGATTTCGAGACCTGCCTACGACCTGGTCAAGACGTCAGTGCTCGCAGACAACATGCGCGGCTGTTGTTCAACTTGAGTGACTTGCCCGATTTTGAGTGACTTGCCCGCTCTTCAGTGCCCTTTTTGGTTCAGTTTGGGAGGCGCCGTCGCTGCAGATGCTGGAAGAGAACTTCCGCCGCCACTCGGACAAATCGAGCGAGGCGATCGGCTAAGTGCTTGAATTTTTGGTGCCGCTTGCGTGACTCGAACACGCGACCCCATCATTACGAAACAGCTTTCCGGCCTTTTTAGGCGTTATCAGCACCACGCAAACCGTATCATTCGCGCGGTTTGCTCTTTGCATCGGATAGCACCAATTCCCGCCCGTTCGCAGAAATTTGATGGCAATGTGTTGGCAGACGTTGACAATTTGCAAACGCAAGCCTATTCGTGGTGCATATCAACCGTTTGCATATCAACAATGAGGTGAAGCCGTGCTTGATACCGTTCGTAAGCCGCCGAAAGCCGATGAAGGGTTTTCCGTTGACGTAGACACCGCCACGTTCCGCCGCGCCCTGGCGGACATTCTGCCTCACTCCGAGCCCCGCAACACTATCCCGATTCTCGGGTGCGTCGTCTTGACGATGGACACGGACGCGCAACGCCTCGGCGTCTCACTGTTCGACATCGACCTGGCTATTGAAACCAGCATGCCGGCGCTCGGAAGGGGTGACGCCTTGGCGGTGCCGCTGCGCACCCTGGCGGCCTTTGTGAAGGGCGCGGACGGCGACACGGTACAAATCCGCAAGAACCCCGGCGACTCCCGCGTGACGTTCATCTGTGGCGATTTCAGCGCCGCCATTATCCCGATGCCGGCCGAAGATGCGCCGGTGCTCCAAGGGCCGAACTTTGGCGACGCCGGCTTCCGTCGCGTGCCACTCGCCGAGGGCGTTATGTCTTGGCTACTCGGCCTCACCGTGCCGTTCATATCCTCGGAAGAAACCCGGTACTATCTCAACGGCGTCGCTTTCGAATTTGGCGTTGACGATGACGGCATGTTGCGAGCCATTGCCACGGACGGCCACCGCCTCGGCTCGCGCCAGGCGAAGACAAGCGCCAACATCGTGGGCCGCCCGACCGTCATCGTTCCGCGTGACGCGATCAAAGCTGTTGCGCACCTCGCCGCCGGCAAAGAGGTCACGCTGTCAGTTGATGACATGCGGGCCGAATTCGCGTTCGGCGACTACGTCATCCGCACCAAGCTTATCGACGGCACCTTTCCCGATTGGCGGCGGGTCGTGCCGAAAGGGCCGTTCAAGCACTTCGAACTTGACGCCGGGAAGATCCTGAAGCTGCACCGCGCCACGGCCGGGGTACGCGGCGACCGGCACTGCGCTATCAAGGTCCAGCGTTGCGAGGGCGGCGTTTCCGCCACCGCCGCAAACCCGGACTACGGCACCGTTTCCGCCGTGTTCCGTGGCGAGGCGCCCGAGGGCGTTGAAGCCTTCGGGTTGAACGGCCGATATTTCGCGGACATGGCAAAGGCCTTCGGGACGAAGCGAATCGAAATCGGCTTCACCGGGGCCGGCGACCCGCTGTTGATTAAGGGGCCGGGCGGCCAGGCTGGCGAGTTCGCCGTGCTCATGCCGATGCGCGTCTAGCGTGGACGCCCCGGTAAAAATATGCCGGCGTTGCTTCCGCATTGCGTACCGGGCGCAAGCCCGGTGCGCCGAATGCGGGGCCGGCTTCACCAAGAGAGGCCGCGAGAAAGCGGTCGCCGAGTTTCAAACTGCGATGCAGGCCGATTGTGACGCCTTCAACCGGCGGCACGCGGTCGGCGATGTAATCAGGGTGTGGACGGGTCCGCGCGAAGGCGATCCCGTTGAGCGCGTCACCACGTCACCGGCCTGCATCCTCGGCGGCCATACCGCTGTCGTCTACGTCAAGGGCGGCGGCGGCTGCATCGCCCTTAGTCATGTTGAGAGTCATGAGCAAAGCTGATCGCCCCGAAGCCACCGGCCCCGCCGGCACCTCTTGGAATGATCCGAAGGTGCCGGGTCTTCGCCTCCGCTATCTGGCGACCAAATCGGTCTATTACCTGTCCTACCGGAACAAGGTCGGAAAGCAGCGGGCCTATAAGATCGGTGATTTCCGGTTTGTCACGCTCACGGAAGCCCGGACCCAGGCGAAAGACGTTCTGGCTCGGGTCGCCAAAGGCGAAGACCCCGCCGGGGAGAAGGCCGAGCTTGCCGAGCGCCCGACCATGGCGATGCTTCGCGACCGGCATCTGGAATATTCCGAGGGCCGCAACAAGGCCGGCTATCGGAAAGACAATGAGGGCTTTTGGAACAACCATATTCTGCCGCACTTCGGCCCCGGCAAGGCCGTGGCGGACGTGGTGGAATCCGAATGCGAGGCCTTGCACTTCAAGATGCGGAAGACGCCGAGCGCGGCCAACCGGGTCGCGGCCCTGCTTTCCAAGGCCTTCAACCTGTCCGAAAAATGGGGCTGGCGCCCGCGCAAAACTAACCCGGTCCATGTCGAGCGGTACAAAGAGCACAAGCGGAAGCGCGTGCCCCAGGCCGACGAGGCCTTCCGTTTGCTACAGGCGATCAATGCGCTATGGGAACCGAATCCGTTCTTTGCCGGACTGGTCGAGCTTCTGTGTTTCACCGGCGCTCGCCGGAACGAAATCCAGACGGCAAAACGCGAGTGGGTGAAGGCGGACGGCCTGCACTTGCCGGACTCAAAGACCGGCGAAAAGATCGTGCCGCTGTCCGCCCTGGCGCGCGAGGTCATCGCAGAGATTCCCGAGGTGAAGGGCAACCCCTACCTAATCCCTGGCCGCCACGGCCACGGGCACCTTGTCAACGTGACGAAGCCGTGGAAAGCGCTCATGAAGGCCGCCGGCATCACGGAAAAGCTTGTGCCTCACGACCTACGCCGGTTCTTCGCCTCGGCCGGTCTTTCCGCCGGTTTGGAGCTTTCGCAAGTGGGCAATCTGCTAGGCCACATGGATAGCCAGACGACCAAGCGCTACGCCTACCTTCTTACCGGCGCCGCTCAACAGATGGCGGACACGGCGGCGGAATCGGTCAAAACGATCATGACCGGCGGCGGCAAGGTTGCGGTATTGCGGCGTTGAACCGGAAATATGCAAAATGTATAGTGAGCAAATGAGCACCGCCGCCGACGACAAACGCGAATTTGAGCTGCTTTTCCAGCAATCCGGGCTGGAACAGAAGCAGCTTGCCGGGCTTCTCGGAAAGACCTCGGTACAGGTCAATCGGTGGCTCACGGACCGCGTGGACAGCGGCGCCCCGCCGTTCTACGCGATCAATTTCTTGAGGGCCTATCTGATGCTTCCGGCCTCGGCCCGCGCCCATCTGCCGGCGCGGGTTATCACCTACGCCAAGAAGGCGGCCTAAGCCGAGCGCAACACGCGCAAGATTGATTCCCACCAATAGATGACGAAGCCCACGGCGGCGGCTCCGAAGGCTGATCCCGCGATGCCGGACACGAACAGCGCGCCGATGCCGCGTTGCTTCCATTGCTTCACTTCGTCGGTGATCGCCTTGGAGTCCTTTACGTCCGCCTTCATGGTGGCTACCTCGGCGCGAAGGTCGCCGACCTCGCCAACCATTTCGTCAAGGCGCCGGTGCACCGTTGCGCGGTGCGCAGTGGCTTGAACGTCCGCCTGCGCTATCGCCTTCTCTATCCCCTCAAGCTTGCCAAGCAATATGCCAAGCGTGCGCTCTACCCCGTCCTGTGACATCGCCCTACGGCTCCCCATTCCATTTGCGGGTGCCGTCCACCTGGGCGGTGCACACCTTGAGCGCGGACTCGTTGACGTCGCCGCGAGCGACAAAGTCTTCCGTCTTGGCGGGTCCGCCGGACTTGTGCCATGCGGGCGGAACCGGCGCGATCAATTCCGCCGGCACCTTCTCTTTGACGTAAACCGTTTTGACGATGACTTGCGGCTTAGTGGTCGTACAGCCGGCGCAAATCGTCAGGAACAGGAGTGTCGAGGTAAGAGCGAACGGTTTCATTGTTGCCTTTCAGGTCGGCCCGAGCGGTGGTTTTTTCCGTCAATGCGGTGTTCGCGGCGGCCAGCTTTTGCATGAGTTCCGCCGAGATCTTGTCGTTCAGCGCGTCTTGCTTCTGCATGCGGTCTATGGTGTCCGCGCTCACCTTGTTTGCCTCGACCGCCTTGTCGAGATTCGCTTGCACTCGCGCGGTTTCCGCCTTCGCCGCGATGGCGTCGCCTCGATACCAAGCGGCGGCGCCGAAGAGCGCCAGGAAGGCGAGCAACACCAAGACGGCAACAGCGAGCTTGATCTTTGTCCACATCAGAACAGCCACCAAATCAGGAAGCCCGCGATTACCGCGAGCGATGCCGCGCCCACGATGCGAAGCACCATGTCGATGGCGGGTGTGATAAAGATTACCCAGGTCCGGCCCATTAGTTCGGCCTCACTGGCAGGCCGGTCGCCGGCATTGACTCGCAAAGCTCGGCCTCCCCGATACGGGTTGCATCCCCGTTCTTGCGGCGATTGTCCAAGCCCTGCACGAACTGGCCGCCGGATTTGTTGAAGGCGGTTTGCGCCTCGCATGCCGCGTAGTAATTGCGGGCACGGGCGAACCTGGCGGCGCTGGACCCGCAAAGGCCGGTGCGCTTTTTTTCCGAGCCGACGCCGAAGTTATAGGCGCCGGAAATCATGGATGCCTGAAGCGAAATCGGCAGGGTATCGAACCCGGCAATGCAGCGTGTCAGCGGCTTGTAATAGTCATTGACGACGCGCACGATCAGGATTCGGTAGCACTCTTCCTTTGTGAAGCGCATGTCGGCCGAAACGGGCTTGCCGTTGATGAGGGTGTCGCCATGGCAGATGTCATAGCGCTTCGAAAAGCGGTCCCAATGCGCGGACAGCACAAGGCCTTCCCAGGGGATGATATTCGCGTCGACCGCGAGCCTTACCGCCGCCGGGATCGGCTCTTCGCCGGGCGCCGAAACCATGTACCGGCCGCCGACCAGAGACGCCACGGCCATGACTGCCGCGATTGCTTTGCGCGCACGCGCGCTCGCCCGGTTTGCCATTGCTTTCGTGCTCCTGAGATCTTCTGTTGCGGGATGAGGCGAGCGACGCCGGCGGCAACCGAAAGGGCGCCGGTGATCGCTGCGAACATGGGTGTGGAAACCGGCACGTAGCCGTAGAGGAACGGCCACGCCTGTTCGGCGCCGTACAGAAGCACGGACACCACGGCGAAGCCGTTGAGCCGGATAGCCCAAGAGTGCCGGGCGACCTTGCGCCAGTTATCGACCAGCTTCATTGCGCCGCCCCGTCGCTCGGGACATCGATAATGAAGCCATCGGTCGGCGCCGTAGGCTCAACGGGCTCGGCCGGCGCGTCCGGGTCGATCTTGTCGTCGTCCGTGGGCTTGGTTTTCTTGACGCCGGCCGGAACGTCTTTCTGCTTTTCGGCGAATAGCTCGGCGTCTATCGCGGTCGTATAACCCTCGCTCGGGCCGTAGCGGTGCGTCGCCGTCTTGATCCGCCATTCCGCCGGAATGTACGGCCGGAAGCTGGACAGGATAAGCTTAGCCTCGGCTTGCACGGTCGGGTCGCCGCCGATGTCACAAGAGAACGAAGCTTTGCCGCGAGCGCTCTTGTTCTTGTAGGCGTCCGCCGCCGCCTGGGCCTCGGCTTCGTTGTGATAGCTGTAGCGGAGGTCGTGGTAAGGCTCTTGCCCCGAGGTGGCTTCCTTCGTCTCGCCGGTGCGAATATCGGTCCAGTAGGCCCGGACGCCGCCCTTATCGCCTTCGCCGCTGTCTTCGTCTTCGGGCAAGTCAATTATGGACTCGCCTTCGGTTTGCTCGCTGGCGGTATCCCCGGCGTCCCCTGCAGCCCCTTGCGCCGAGGAACCGCCGCCGCCTTCGTCAAGGCCGCCCGCCTCGCCCGCTTCGTCTCGGGCCGAATACTTGAACGACCACTTGATGCAATCCGCTTCGGTAAGCTTGACCCCGGGAAGCGACTCCCCGGTGACGCTTTTGCCGGTGCCCCGCTTCGCGACCGCGAGCTTGCCCGCCACGGGCCTGGCAACGCCGTCATGCATGGCCGCGAGCCGCGTCGCAAAGGCCATGTCCGACTCGTTGCGCTGATCGATATGGCGCATGACGATGCCGGACAACGCCGGATCAATCTTGGCCTCATAGCCATTCCGGCCGGCGATTTCCTGCATGATCGCGCCGACCGTCTTCTGATGGTAGCTTTCGGTTTTCGGCGTGCGGAACGACTTCGGCATCTTCGCCGAGCGGCCGGTAACGCGAAGCGTCCGGGGCGGCGACGAGACCTCCAAATCGTCAATGAGGTACGGCCCGAATTCGGTCGCCTGGCCCTCGCGATAGCCGAGGGTCACGGTGATGGTGGACCCGATGAGCGGAAGCGCGGCAACGGCGCCGTCGCTCCACCTGGCGCGGTCGTCAAGCTCTATAGTCACGCGGTCCGATTTGTCTTCGGCTTCGTCATGACACTCGACTGAGAGAAGCCGGTCGGCGAGGCCGCCGGTGATGTCAGCGCCATCCGAAGAGAAGGAAGCAAACGGGGTCATAGCTAACCCCAAATCCGAATTATCGGGGTAGCCTGCGGGCGCGGAAGATCCGGCAGGTTGACAAGAGTTCCGGCCGGCAGCACCGGCCCGAGCTTTGCCAAGCCTTGGTTCGCGTCATAGACCCGTTCGACGGCAAGCGGCTGTTGGCCCTTCTCATAGAAGCGCCAGCAAATTTCATCGACCATGTCGCCATCGCTGGCGCGGTAAATGTTCATCTGCCACCTGTTTGCAATTCGCAAACACCATAGCCGAACCTACCGCGTCGCCGTACCCACGATACTTAGAAAACGCCTCCATCGGCGCCGTAGCTCTTAAGATCAAGGTTGAATTCTTGCTTTCGAGGGGCGCCATTGTCCCAAAAGATGGTTTGTGTTTCGCCCACGTTTTCGATGTAGAACAGCCCGAATATTCGCCCCAGGCCGGAAACCAGCATTTGCGGCGCGCCAGTCTTGGCAATGGCCCGCATCGCCTCGACCTGGCCCCATCCGCCCCGGAAGTGCGGGTAAATTGTGCCGCTCAAGGCGAACGTGGTTTGACCTGGCCCGATGAACTGCGCGGCGGGTTCGCGGCCGATGCGCTCTTGGGCTACCCATCGGAATTCATCGCTTCGCTCAAGCGATTGGTAAGCCGCCGTTGAAAGGCTGAAACGGAACGGCCCGAGGCCCATCATTGTAGACATCGCATCAATCCGAAAGGCTCGATTGAATATTAGCTTGCTGCCTGGCTTGGGCGGCGCCGATGGCGCGCGTTACCATTAGCTGCGCCTCGCCCGGCGTCATGCCTTGCACGTTGACGGTGATGCCGCCAACGTTGAGGGGCGCATTGATCTGTTGCGGCTCATGCACGGTGAGCGGTTCCGCTATCTGTATGCTAGCCGCCTTGACGGTGCCGGCGTCGACTTCGTCAGTCTTGGTCGGCGAGCCCTGCTTAGTCACCTCGCTTAACGGCTTCATGAGGTCGCGAATAGTTGCGGACAGCGAGCCCATATCCGCCGGTTTCTGGCCCGACGCAAAGGGCGCTGAAGGCGGCGGGGGAGTTTCTACCTTCGGGGGCACAAGCGCGCCCACGGCGGCCCCTGCGCGCGTAGCGGGGGCATTCGGACCCTCGGGCAGCTTGGCGGTGTTTATGTCAATGCCGAGCTTGGTTTTGATGACATCGGGAAGCCAGCCGACAAGGTCATTGACCGCGCCTTTCAGCCAAGCCACCACGTCCGCCCACTTCGATTTGAGGCCGTCCCAAATGGATTGAACCATAGCGACGCCGGCATCGTAGAGCTTGCCCGCGATTCCTTGAATATAGGCCACGGCCGAGGCGAACAGGCCTTTGACGTAATCCCAAAACTCGCCGAACCACTTCGCGATTTTATCCCAATTCTGATAGATCAAATACGCGGCGGCGGCGATGGCGGCGACGGCCGCCAGTATCCAGCCCACGGGCGTCGCCATGATCGTGACGCCGAGGGTTACGAACGCCGCCGTTACCGCCGTAAGGGCAGTGATGAGCGGCGCTGCCGTCCATGCCCCGAGCACTAGCAGCGTGGCATTCATAGGCCCGCCAACGAAGTCCACAAGAGGCTTGATCGTTGCCAGGAACGACGAGAAGCCTTCGGCCATGCCGGCGAGGTGTTGCCGGATCTCGGAAGCCGGATTCATGAGGTCGCGAAGCACTTGCGCGAACTTCTGCACCCATTCCGAAATTGTTGACCGGACAAGGTTAGCGTTGGCGTCGAACCATTTCGTGACTGCCTCAATCACCTCATTGAGGACCGGCAAAAGCTGGACCCCGAGAAAGAGCTTCAGGCCCTCGATACGGATCATGAGGGCGTCAAGATTGTCGCCGAATGCATCTGCGGCAGCGGCGGCCCTGGCGCTCATGACGCTACCCGTAAGCCGCGCCTGATGCCTCATTTCGGCAAGGCCTGCCGAACCATCGGACAGCATCTTGACCAAGTCGACGCCGGACTTACCGAAGAGCTTGAATGCCAGGGCGTTGCGCCGAAGCGGGTCTTTGATCTTCGCCAGCGCGGTGAAGGTGTCATTAAGAACGGCCTCGGTCGACCGCATCTTGCCCTTGGTATCCTTCAAGGGCACGCCGAGGGCACGGAAGCTCTTCGCCATCTGCTTATTGCCCTTGACGGCTTCCGATGCGTTGATTCCGAGCTTCTGAATACCCTTGGTGAGGGTTTCATTTTCTATGCCGCTCATTTTGGCGGCGAAGCGGTATTCCTGTAGAGCCTCGACCCCGATGCCGAGCTTAAAGGAGGCCTCGCCTATCTCGCTGCCGAGGTCCGACGCACTCTTCGCCAGGGCGAAGGCGCCAGCTACGGCACCCGAGGCGCCGAGGCCGAGAAGGGCCACGAACGAAGACAGCCGAGCGGTCGTGCGGGTAAGGCCGTTCCCGAGGCCTACAATGCTCTTCCCTAGCCGGTTGACGGATGCGCCGATGCGATCAAAGCCCAAGCGCGTGCCAAGCGCGGCGAGGCGCGCTTGTATCCGCTTAATCGGCCCGGTGATCCGGTCGATTAGCGATAGCTTTACGGTGGCTTCCGCCGTGGGCTTACCGGCCATTTACGTTTTCGCTTTGCCAGCGCGAGCGGCGGCGAGGCCCCGCCACATCACGAGTTCCGAAAGGTCTAGTTCCCAAAGTTCGGACGGCGGCCAGTGAAAGATCACGGCGATATCCGCCATGAGGTTAGAGACGGATTCGAGCGTTAGGCCGCTCGCTTCCGCCTCCCCATAAAACCCTCAATGATCTTGCCGAGCGCGTCGATATCCTCGGCGTCCAATTCATCGAACGCCTCGGGCGGCCAGCCGGCGAGTCGGCTGATGATGAACGCCGTTTTGTCGAGGTCCGACTCATGGCGTTCCATGTCGCGAATGTCTTTGCCCTTGATCCGGCGCAAGATTGCTTCCGTGACCTCGCGGCCTTCAATGGTGATCTTCTCGACCAGCGTGTACCGGACTTGCTTGCGAATATCGGTCGTCATTGTCATGCACCCTTAGAGGCCGATTGCGGTTCGCTGAGTGGCAAGCTGGTCGATGCCGCCTATCTTGCGAACCATGTTGATGATGTCGATTTCAACGAATTCGACGTCCGCCTGGCGGTAGCGGAAGTAATCGAGTTCGTAGGTAAGCGTCTTGGTGGACTTGGTGCCGGGCTTCCATTCGCTGAATTCGGCTTCCGTCAACATGCCGCGCATGTTGATAACCACCGCCTCGGCGGCCTGGCCCTGGGCTTGAAGGGCGCCGCGAGCGACCAGGGCGATGCCGTCGACCCCGATAAGGCTGATGATGGCGGGGTCGTAATCGGAAAGGATGATGGACGCGGTGAGCGCTTCCGTACCCATTTCCAATTTCTTGGGGCCATCCATGCCGCCGGCCCGGTGCTCTTCGGTCGTGAACGCGATCTTGGGAAGCGTGATGCTGTCACACCGGCCCGCGTAGGAAAGGCCGTCATTGTACAGGTTGAACGCCTTAAGCTGGCGCGGCAGCGCGAAAGTGGGGGTGCTCATTGCACAAGATCCTCAAGGAAGTCGTTGACGATGCGCGACCGGAAAATGACGTGCTCGGCCGGGTACGGCGGCGTGAATTCGATGTTGAACCACACCTTGCCTTCGGAAATGGACGCGGGCGAATTGAGGTCCGGGTCGGCGTAGCACCGGCCGCCGATAAGGGCGCCCATCGCAACCAGGCTGCGAATGTAGGCGTTCACGGACTCCTCAACGTCATCAATGTACGTCTTGGTGATGTTGCGATCCACAGCCCAAAGGTGAGCGCGAAGGATGGAGTCATTGATGATATCCGCCGTGCGAACCACGGACAGGAACGCGAATTTCGGGTCGCTGGAAAGGGTACGGTTGCCCCAAAGGCGGAAACCGTCTTCGCGGATGATCGTAGCGACGTTGCCTTCGTTTAGAAGGTTCGCGCGGCTGTTCGCGTCCCCCAGGGCGAAGTCGATTGCCCGGTCGGTGCCCACAATGCCGTTGATGTTCTGGTTTGAGGGCGACCACCAGAATCCGCGGTCGTTGTCGATCTTGGCGATGAGGCCGGCGACCGCCGAGGAAGCCGGTTCGCTGTTGACGTTGGCCCCGCGCGGAACCTTCACGCCGGGGTCGACCACGTAGACGCGTTTCGAGCCGAAGTCGTCGGCATAGGTGATCGCGGCGGCGTCATTCGTGTTCGGGCCATCCGCGATGATGACCGCCTTAAGCCGTTCCGC